TAATAATATCTTTTTTATCTGGGGTAATAATATCTTTTTTATCTGGGGTAATAATATCTTTTTTATCTGGGGTAATAATATCTTTTTTATCTGGGGTAATAATATCTTTTTTATCTGGGATAATAATATCTTTTTTATCTGGGGTAATAATATCTTTTTTATTTCTTTTTAATACATATTTTTTATTTTTATTTGTATCATCTTGTTTAACCATTTTAATAATATCACTGTCTAAAAAATCCAATAATGTATTTCCACTAACAATTCTGCAATCATTTTCCTCTGATTGTATTTCATGATTAAATTGTATATATTGCTTTTTATTTGCATTAATATTTTTTTCTTTTTCCTTTTTTGAATCTAAATATTTAAATATACTTTCTTTTTTTATTTTTGTTTTATCTTCCGTTACATTTGTATTCATAATCATATTATTAAATATAAAACTCATATTAGTAACTTCGGTTTTTTCGTAAGTACCCATTGCATAATCAATTATTCTTTTTGTTACTTTATTACTCATGTAAATTTCAGCTTTATATGTTCTTCCGACTCTTCCTGCTCGTCCCATTAATTGAAATAGAGTATTCACACTATGTTTATCAGCAAAATCATCTAATAAAATTATTCTATTAATCGGATAATTAGTTCCATAACATATAGAATTATCTGCAATTATATAAGCTAACCTGCCTTCTGACGCCAAATCTAATACTTTATTTAAATAAAATCCATCTAAATTTATATATTCTCCGTAAACACCAATTCCCGCACATAATAATGATATAATATCATCTGGAACCGATAATTTATTTAATTGTAATGATTCTAGTGGCAGATGAACTCGTAACATATTTGGATTAATGATATCTTTATAAGTCATTGCATATTTCTTTATATGTTCCATTGAATTTATTTGTGCATATTGTGGAAAATGTATAAATGGTTCGTTTTGATTTCTCATAAATTTAGACAATTTATCTTTATTTTTAATATTCCTATCATATGACATTTTTTGCTTTTCAAAATCCTTACATTCTTGTTCGTAAAATTTTAATGCATTTTTTGCAGACTTATATAAAATATCATTAGTATTTTCACCATCATCCTTATCCTTCTTAAAAATAACATAACTTTTAATATCTTCTAGTAAATTATCAAAATTATGCAAAATAAATTCATATGGTTTATTAGTAACAATTAAATTAGTATTCAAAAATCTATATGCTTGTGTCGTTCCTAATTTCTTCATATCAATATCACAATTTGGATCATCTTCTATTGTTTCGGTTTTATCATCTTCAAAAATATCATCATTATCTTTTTTCTTATTCGCTGTATTAATCGTTTCAATAACCCCAACAGAACATACTGATTTAATAATATCATCACTTTGCATCGCTAAAATTTCTAACAAATTTAATGATAATTTTCTTACATTATCAGCCGTTAAATTATCAACATCACTTAAAATCATCATAACATCTGGAACATCTATTTCATGTTCTTTCATTGTATCATACAATAATTTTAATATTTTTATTGTATACATTCTTCCCAAAAATGGATTCGTCTTGATAGAATTAATCATTTTTATTAATTGAATTTTATCAACAACATTTTGATGCAAAATAACTAATCTATTATTAAATGTCTTCACATTACAATTTACTTGCACATCATCAGAATAAATATTATCAATTATAATCTCTGGATATATCGTTTTTATATATTCAAATATAACTCCTAATTCTTCTATTTTTGGAAATGTCGCAGAAGATAATATACTATGTTTAGGTACCTGTGTTAATACTCTCATATTACTTTTCAATACATTATCATTCTCTATATCAGCATTAATTGTAGGCTCATCTAAAAATAAAATATATCTTGATTTATCATTCCTCGTTAAAATGTCATAACACGCATCTGGTGATGTTATTATAACTTTTCTATCACTATCTTTCTTACACGTTTTATGATTCACTATCCTATATTTTCCTGTTATTTTATCAATATGTGCTAATCCAAACTTAATATCAGCATTATAACATAACATTGCTACCTGATTTTTAACAGTTCTCAAATTACAACAAAATAATAATTCATATGGTTTATCCTTAATAAATGACGCAATACTCATCGCCATAACTGTTTTTCCAGATCCTATCATCGCATTATACACTAATATAAACCCATTTTCCATATTATTTCTTATTTTATTCATTAATTCAACTTGATGATCATATGGAACTATCTTTTTATTTGGAATCGCTTTATCATATTCAGTAAAAAATAATGATTCCGGTGAATAATCAGATATCGTAAAAATATTATATGGATAAATATCCTTCGCCTTATTCAACCAATATTCTAAATCTTTCAGCAAACTCACTGATACATCCATATCATCATCACAATAATAACTCTTAAATTTTAATGTCATACAACATTTAATAAACTTTTCAATTGTTATCATAATATCCAATACAAATGATATTTTTTCATTCACATTTAAAATTACTTTATTATTCACAATAAACCATCCCGCATATAATAACATTATTCCATTAATTTCTATAATATTAGATGTAAATGAAGGATTAAATTCATTAGCATTATATAACCTCTCATTTTGCATTATTTGTTCTTTCATTTTATTCCTCGCATTAGATATCCTTATAATATCCTTCTTCCTATAAACAATTTTATCATCTAATATACCACTCTTATTATTACTCATTGCTAATTCAATCTTTCCATTTATTAAATCATGAAATTCATTATATAAATCACCAACTGTAAACATTTCATTATGTTTTTTTATTGTTACATCGGAACCCAATGATAACAAACATTGCATAACACTTTTATCAAAAATATTTAACTCTTTCTCAATAGATAACCAATCATCCTGTGTAAACTTACTGTTTACATCAACTTCCATTTCATTAAAATATATAAGTTTTTAAACTTATATATTTAAATATACTTTTTTCAATTTTTATTTTATTATTTTTTATTTTCTATTTTATTCTTTGTATCCAAAAATTTTCATATAATCCCTTAAATTATTACATTGCTCTTTCAATGTCAATAATTCATTACTTTTTTCCATAAATAATTTTGTCTGTATTAATATTCCCGGTTTTATATCTACTTCATTTGATATATCAATAATAACGTCTTCAGGTGTTAAACTTCCACGTCTAATCATTTGTAATTTCTCCAATGGACACAGAATAAATAATCCATTATTTGTACATAATTCTAATTTCCACCGTCCAACACTTCCCCAATTCCCGTGATATGAAAATAAAATACCATCAAGCGTCTCGCCCACCCCAACAAATATTGAACTATCATGCCATGATAATCCACCTTGAATTAATGACGATATAAATTTCGGTCTACCTCCTAAATAAAACGCTAAATCTATTAAATGTGATGTCATACTAAATCCCCACTTATTCAATATATCTTTTTTAAACTTCTTAAAATCTATTTTATCAATTATCTCAGTTATATCAAACTTAAATGATGTTATCCTATCATCTCTAATAATTTCCTTCAACTTCATTACAGATGCATAACATCTCCTATTATATCCAATTCGAATATTCTTATTAGATTTAATAAACCCTTCCAAAATATTTACATTTAATCCACCAGGCTTTTCAACCAAAATATTATCAATCCCTATCGCTATAGAATGTCTTATGTGTTCCTCCAATAATTCTATAGGTGATGCAATGATAATATGCTCAGCCATTCCAAAAAAATTTTCATATCCATTTGCAATAACTATTATATTATCTCCAAAATAATTACTAAACTCCTTACAATGCCCTTCAGTATTCCCAATAACTATAAACCTTTTACCAATTTTTAATAATGCTTTTGCATATTCTTTAGCCATGTACCCAGTACCAACCAAAATAACATTTCCCGATTGTTCCAATAATAAATCATCATACATCAAAATATTAAATTTATCAATGTTCTTTTTTAATTTCATTCCTATAATTTCCATATTATTCGCCGGAATTCCATTGTTAGGACGAAGACTAATTAAATCTTCATAATAAATAACATCCCCAGCTAACTTATCCTTATTAACAGCCATACTTCTCCTTGATGCATTTTTAATATCCTCCTCAATCATTAAACATTCCTTCGTTCCACTTCCCAATAACTTCTTCACCCTATTGATATTAACAACGTAAATTTTCATTTCAAAAGGACATAATGACGCTTTATGATCAGGACCCTTCATATTCACATCTAACGTAAAATGCTTTTCTATATACACTGCTCCCAACACATATGCTATCATTCCAGCATCTAATGATGTTGTATGATCAGATAACCCAACCGGTCTATTAAATACAGACCGTAATGTACTAATACATTGTAAATTAATACTAGAATCACTCGTTGGATATGACGAAACACATTGCAATAATATTACTTCCCTTTCTCTTAAAATATTCAATGCACTAGCAATTTCATTCAAATTACTCATTCCAGTTGATAATATAACTTTTAATTTCGTTTTAGCAATCTTATTCAATAATAAATAATTAGTAATATCACCCGATCCCACTTTAATATATTGAACATTCAATGATACCAAAAAATCAACACTTTCAATATCAAACGGAGTCGCTATAAAAATTATTTTACGATTATCACAATATTTCTTTATCTTAATAAAGTCAACATTACTTAACTCTAACTCCTTTAACATATCGGATTGTTTACCATCCCCTTGATACTTCGCCATCATCGCACTACTTGAACTCAATAACTCAGTATGAAATATCTGAAACTTAACAGCATCAACTTTACATTTAATAGCTTCATCTATTAACTTAAGTGCTAATTCAACACTACCGTTATGATTAACCCCAATCTCAGCTACAATCATTATATGTTAAATACTTATCTTATACTTATATTTAAATTATATTTCGTGTTATTTTGTTTTAATTTTTAATATACATTATAATAATAATAATGTATATTAACCCACACACATTACATAAAAATATCAAAAAAAATATAATAAATGCAAACATATTTGTACTCACATCAGGAAGATTCTTTAAATTACCAAAACCAATATCTCAATATAATAAACTTATTGAAAACTGTGACCCCGGAATTATTGATAAAATCTGTGATGTTACTGTTGTAAATGAACATTCAATTGATGCTATTGATTCACTACGTAATACATTACCTAATTTTAATCCAGTTATAATCAATCTCGTTGGAAGTGATTTTAACGGATCATCATCACAAATGACATCAATGACCGGTATAAGGGACGAAAATATTATGTTAAGAACTACTTTTTGTATGTCTATTCCAATAAGAATAACATTAAATCCATATCCAATAAAAAATCCAGATTGTATTTATACCACTAATATTTTAGTAATACGACCTCCAAAACCAGATACTATATATGAACCTAAAAATATATTTAAAATATCATTAATATCAACATCACCCATTAATAAACCGATTCTTAGTGCTGATAATGAAATGAATTCCACTGATTTAATAACAACATGTTCAATAATTGAATGTATATTTCAATCAGCAATCGGACATAAACATAACATTCTTGTACTACCCCCATTCGGACATAATATTGATGATAATCCAATTAGTGATATAATTCTCATATACAACAATTATATTATGAAATATTCACATAAATTTGATAAAATTATAATCGCTATTCCACCATGGTACCCTCCAGAAATATTCAAGTTATATAATGATAATATTATAAAACCCCAACAAATCGCTTTTGATATCGACAGTACATATGATTCTACAAAACTTAAAGATATCATATCAAATTCAAATAAGCAGGTAGTTAATAATACTAACAGTTAATGACATTACCAATAATACAAACATTAGCCATGCAATAATGACACTTTTACCACATATGTATTCTAAAAATAATATTGTTAATCCAATTCCAGTTAAATTACATAAAATACTAACTGGTGATATTTCTCTGCTTTTATATATAACTATCACATTCACTATTATAACAGTTATAATCGCTAATAAACCATATATTATTGTCGATTGACATACTTCCATATAATATTTAATTAACAATTTAATTAAATATTAATATGTTTTTCAATAAAAT